CAAGTAAACGATGTACTCGCGCACCAAGCGGACATGGACTTGATGAACATGTTCACTGATGACGCTGCTAAACAGCTGAAGATCAATATTGAGAACGATACTTTCTTCAACTGGTTCGTAACCACAGGCGCAAACGCGTCAAACAAAGGTGCGACAGCTGGCGCTATTTCAGGTGCTTACAACTTGGGTACTGACGTAGCTCCAATCGACCAAGCCACCCCTGCAAACGTATTGAACGCGATCTTGCAGATGTCTTCAGCGCTTGATGAGCAAAACGTACCAGAAGATGGCCGCTGGCTTATCATCTCTCCACGTGATCGTCAGTTGTTGATGCAAACAGACATCGCACAAGCGTACTTCACAGGCGATCAGTCAAGCACCATCCGTACCGGCAAAATCGGTATGCTGGATCGCTTTACTGTGTATGTGTCCAACTTGCTGCCAAAAGGCCAAGCAGGAAAAGCACTCGTTGCCGGTCTGTCGGCCACAGCATCAGGCTCTTCAGTGTCTAACGCTAAAGCTCGCCGCATGATGGTAGCCGGTACAAGCACAGCTTGTTCTTTTGCTTCGCAAATTAGCAAAACTGAGCCTTTGCGCAACCAAACTGACTTTGGCGACATCGTTCGCGGCCTAGCCGTATATGGACGCAAGGTTGTTAAGCCAGAAGCTCTCTGCACCGCAATCGTCGGCGCGGCCAGCTAATCACTGACCTAACGGGAGGGGGCGCAATCCCCCTCTCACAACCACAAAGGGGTTACTGATGGCTACGATAAAAGTTATTGATGTTATTTCCCGCGTAGAAGCGATCTTGCAGGATACGAATATTCGATGGCCGCGAGTTGAACTTCAGAAATGGCTCAACGAGTCTTATCTGAGTATTGTTTTACTGCGCCCCGACGCGAACGCTGTTTGTGCGACATTTACTTGCGCCGCTGGAACTAAACAGGATTTAACTGCCTCAGTTGGAGGTTTTCCTTCCGCGCTTCGCCTTCTCGACATTACTCGAAACGTTCTTAGCACCTCGAACAAAAAAGTTGTTCGTGTGGTTGCTCGCAGCGTTTTGGACGACCAGCGACCCAGCTGGCACTCAGAAACTCAGTCCGCAAACATTCAGCACTACACGTACGACCCGCGTCACCCGAAACAGTTTTATGTCTACCCGCCTGCTACAAACACAGCGGAGTTAGAGGTTGTTTACGCTGATGCTCCGGGGTCTCACGCTTTATCGGAGTCAGATTTAGACCCTGATGGTAACAATACTGAAGTTATTAAACTGGATGACATATACCTAAGCCCGATTACTGACTGGATTTTGTATCGAGCGTATTCCAAAGACGCAGAGTACGGCGCGAACGAACAACGCGCAGCTTCGTCTTTCCAAACCTTTAACGCTGCTATTGGCACGAAGACGCAGGTTGACGCTGCGGTAACGCCCAATCCAGCAAGTTCGGTGACGTAGCATGGCGAAAACGTGGGACAACTTTTTTCCTTACGTGCAGCCCCATGTTCCGGGTTGCCCGGAAATTGTTATACAAACGCACTTGCAGGAAGCAGCAGCTGAATACATTGCGCGTAGCGAACTGTGGAGATTTGACATTGAGTCAGATTTTACCAGTAAGAACACGTCAGACTACGAGATTGACGTTCCTACCGGCGCGGTCTTAGAAAATATCTTGACCTTGTTCGTCAACGGAGCCGCTGCGAATAGAGTTACAGACCGACACTTTCAGGTTTCTAACACAGCTGATAATTCAGCGCCTTCATCGTTTAGTATATACCAAGATAACCAAATACGGTTTTTCCCGACGCCTGACCGAAAGTACACGTTCGAGGGTGTTGGTGTGCTGAAGCCGTCTTTGTCAGCCACAGGCGTTGAAGATTTTATCTTTGAAACACACGGTCGCTCTATAGCGTGCGGAGCCATTTGGCGGCTAACGATTATTCCGGGCAAAGAGTGGTCCAACCCCGAAGTAGCAATGTACTACAAAACCGAGTTCTACAAACACATGGATGCCGCAAAAGGGCGTGACACAAGACGCGTTAACTTGCGAATTGCCAGCGTGGGCTTTGACCGGGCAACTGCTCGTGGAGGGAGATAATGGCGACTTCGTTTAAATATGTCCAAGGCGATACCGGCCCTCAAATCAAGCTAACGCTGACCGAGGATGATACAGGCGGTCCGACTGATCTTGCGGGAGCAACGGTGACTTTACACTTTAGGGCCGCTGGCGAAGCAACCGTGTTGTTTAGCCGGGCGTTGTTTATCAACCCTGACACTGCGGCTGACGGTGAAGCCGTTCTCCAGTGGCAAACCGGCGACCTCGATCAAGAGGCAGGAGCTTATGAGGGCGAGATTGAAGTCATTCGCGGCTCGGGGGTGCGAGAAACGCTTTATGACTTGCTCAAATTTAAAATAAGGGAAGATTTCGCATGAAGCTAAAATCCGCAGTCTTTCTTAACGCGCTAAGTGCTGCTTTCGAGCAGTTAAAGTCGCGTTCGGCTGCGGTTGCGCCACGGCTTACTTTGGAGGCTATCCAAGGTGAGTTTGTTCGGTTTGCGGAGTTTTTTGATAGCTTTGAAGTTTACGACGGCACAGGTGCAATAGACGAGTTATCGTTTCATATCTTCAAAGAGTTTGCCAGTGCCGATGAAATAAGTGCGGTTGAGGACGCAGTATTCGCGTTTAATAAGTCCCTTGCGGATAACGGTATCGTAACTGAACAGCACCGTTATGATTTCATAAAAAGTCTCGCGGACGATGCGATGGTCGTCGACCAGTTTGTTTCTGTTTTAGGTAAAGGGTTTTCGGATACTTCGTCTTTAGGCGATGAAATAGATTTTAAAGCTCTGGGAAAGACTACGAACGACTCGTTACTTATTTCTCAGCTTCTTGCAAAGGATATGACAAAAATCGTCGGCGACGATACAAGCCAAGACTATACGGCTGCGGGTTATTTCTTCGAGGACTATATTCAGGGAGTTCCGACCGAAATATTAGCAATCGCCGATATTTATTTGAACCACCTTGTTAAAGTATTTAGCGACGGTAGTAGCGTTTCGGATGCGTTTTCTAAGCAAGTGGCTTACAGTCGTGGGTTTACGGACAGTGTTTTCTTTACAGACGACGTCGACGGAGCGGCAAGTATTCTTGACGATCAAGAGATGCAGTTCTTTAAGTTTACGAACAACGCGGCATCGGTAGGCGATCAAATCGGCATTGTCACCGGATTCAATCGGGCGTTTGGGGATAGTGCGGCAAGTACCGACACCGCTAGGCGTTCTACATCTAAAGCTCTGGCTAACGCCTTTGGCGTAACAGATGATAAAAATGTGCTTACAGGTAAACATATATATGATATGCCTGTTGTAAGTGAAGTCTTAGCGAAGTCGACAAGTGCGGCACGTTCAGACAGCGCCCTTCTAGGAGACGCTAACACTTTTGCCTTTAGTAAACTGTTACAAGATTTGACCTCAACTGCCGACGCGGGGTCTCTTCGGAGCCAGAATTATTCTGACTTCACATATTTTGGGGAAGACTTCGTCGGGGCTTCCAGAACGTTCTAGGAGATCGTTATGATTAACGAAAATTTAAAGCTCTCCGGTCAGCTTAACATCGTCCTAAAGGACAAGGCCGGAAACATAAAAGACCAGCGAGAAGTTAAAAACCTCGTTGTAAACGCGGGCTTGGCGTACATCGCCTCGCGCATGAAAGATACTACCAAAGGTGCCATGTCACATATGGCGCTCGGCTCTGGCACAACTGCTGCGGCAGCGTCGCAAACCGATCTTGTGGGACTTTTGGGGTCACGAGAAGCTCTGGATTCGACAACCATCTCCGGGTCAAACAACGAGAAAGTTGTTTATGTAGCTTCTTTTGAAGCGGGCGATGCGACTGGCGCGGTTACTGAGGCCGGTATTTTCAACGCATCAACAAGCGGAGATATGCTTTGCCGCACGGTTTTTTCAGTAGTTAACAAAGCCGCCGATGACACGATGTCCGTTACTTGGACTATCACGTTATCAGCGTCTTAATAGTTTAGAGGGGCGTACATAATGACTACGATCACAACACGCGCAGGTAAGGGTTCGCCCCTCACTAATAACGAAGTTGACGCTAACTTTACAAATCTTAGCAACGACAACCAACCAGATGTGCGCCCTAGCCTTCTGCTAGACTTTGCCAACCAGAAAGCACTTGATCCGCGAATTGATTTTAGACGGGGTTCAATAGGAACTTACTGGGACGGTGAAACAGTTACTAAGGCAGAAGAAAACTTAGTCATCAACAGTCAAAACCTCGGCAGTCAGATGTCCACAGTTGGGGCAACTTGGACAGAAAATGCAACAACAGCGCCAGACGGTACAACTTCAGGTGATTTGCTTACGGAAAGTTCAGCAAACGAAAGCCATCGTTTTTATAAAATAGACGGAACATATTTCGCTGGATTGCTCACTGGGCAGCGCTGCACACTTTCGATCTACGCCAAGCCTAACGGCAAAGACATCATTCAGTTGAATTATTATTCTGGAGGCGGCGGTAATGGCGGCAACACAGAACACGGACAAAACTTCGATATAACAAACGGAACCCTAGAAGCCAGCTATGGGATCGTAGGAGGCACCTCAACAATTACATCTGTCGGGAATGGCTGGTATCGTTGTACAATGACTTTTGATGTACCGAGTAGTACGACTTCCAGCGGGACTTCGCCAAATGTCGGCGTTTGGTTGTGTGAAAACGCAACAGACACAACAGACAAAAACCATACGGGCGATGGAACATCTGGTGCTTATTTCTGGGGTATGCAGCTTGAGCGGCGCGATGCGGCGACAGCCTACACAGAGGCGGGTTCGTCAGCGGTTGTGAAATATCAGCCTGTCTTGCAGACGGCAGCGGTTGATGAGGCACGGTTTGACCACGATCCTGTGACAGGGGAAAGCAAGGGCTTGCTGATTGAGGAAAGTCGGACGAACTTACAGTTTCCCAGCACGTTAGACAGCACTTGGGGTAAAGTTGGTCAGATGCACGATACTGCCACTGATAATTACGCTATTGCACCTGACGGAACTTATACAGCGGGTTTGATTTACGA